AGAAGGACAACCTAAAATACCTAAATCAATTACTTGTCCTATTTGTGTTGTATATTGACTTGGATCAGTTGTTGTACCATAGGGTGTATAACATTTACTTGTGCTTGTATCTTGCACTCTTGATGCATTTGCAGGATTTGCAGCAGTTGTTAATGTTAAATCATTTGTAGTTGTAGTTGTAACTACTGTCAATCCAGTTTGACAATCTTGTAAAAGATAGTATTCTGTTGAAGGTGGTGTTACTGGTCCACTACATGAACAACTAGATAAATTATCTAAATCAATACTTCCTGATGTGTTAGTTGTTGTTGCTACATAATAACAAGTCCCACTATACTCTAACTCTGTTCCTGCTAAATTTGAACAATTACTATTTGCATAATGCACAATAGTAGAAGTATTAGAACAATCATTTAAAGTGTAGTAATATGTTTGACATGATCCTGTACTTAAAGAATCAATATTAATAGTACCACTAGTAGAAGTAGGTGATATTACATAAGATTGACCTTGATAAACATAAGTTCCACTTTTTGAGCTACTAGCACTAAAACCATAAAGAGTTGTCCCAGTACAACATGGATTCAATTGATAGTAATTTGCTGTTGTATTACCTGCACAAGTTAATTGAACAGGACTAGGTGTAGATGCTATAGTTATGCTAGGAACTGGAGCTAATGCTGATGAGTTTCTAATTATATATTTTACACTTCCACTATCAAATACTTGTTGTGTAATAGCATAAGTTGGATTTCCTGTTTCTGTTGATGTTCTAAGGTTTTGCTCATTATCAGAACATCTAGTTAATCCATAATAAGTTGTAGTTGGAGTTGTAGGTGTTGAAGGACATCCTGTTAAACCAGTAGATGAAACTGATATTGCTGTATATGCTCCTGCTGTTGCATTACCAGTAACTCTATATGTGTTTCCTGATGAATCTTGAACTCTAGTATTAATTGCTAAATTTAAAGTAGCTAATGTTTGTGTTGATTCATAAGTGGCATTAGGTGAATCACATTGATATAATGTTAAAACATTTGTTAATGGTGAACCAGTTTGACCTCCTGCTCCTCCTGTATCAGTTTGTGTTATTCCTGCATCTACAACTGTATCATTTAATAGTTCTAATTGACTTTCTCCTGTAAGTAAGTTTGTAGTAATACTATTTATTTTATATTTCTCACCATTTATTAATAATGTGTCTGCTAATGTGTAATTAATTACAAACTTTTTAGGTAATCTAGCTCTTAGTTTAGTTAGTCTTTTAGCTGAATTAAATATACCTGCTATGTATTCTCTGTAATACTGATCAAATAGTGTTGCTGTAAATGCAGAACTATTAGTCCATTCACTAAGCTCTAAATTAAAATGTATGCTTTCTGTACTTACTGTAGGATCTCTATCTACTGTATTAGATGGCATCCAGTAATCTTGAATATCTGATATGCTAGATACACCTGATTTACCTTTTAAAAATCTTAAATAATCTGTAGTTGGTAGTGATACATAATCTCCAATAAATATAACTGCATCTTTAAAGTAAGATTCACCATTCTCATTAGCCATCCAACCCCATTGAATATCTGTATTTGTTAATCTTTCATATTTTAAATGTGCAAATGGAGCAATAACATCAAACTTTGTTTCACTACTATTTAGATCACCTGTTTCTTGATACTTAATAGCACCCCATGTATTACTACTTAACTGCTCATGTTGTTTTGCTATTTTTGATTCTGTATCTCTGTATTTGAATTCTATTTCCTCATATGGTAGAGCTTTATCTACTTGCATAGATTGTGGATCTATGTATTCTGTAATATCTCTAATTGTACCTGATTGATAAAAACTATCTAGTGTTTTAACATGAATAATACCATCTTTTACATAAGCTGTAAGATTAAACATTTTAAATAAACCTGTAAGAAAGTCTATAATCTTTAAATTAGGTAAATGATTTTGTACTACAAATTCCTTTTCATTTGTTACAGCTATTTGTGTTGTAATTTGAGAAGTAAGCTGATTTCCTGTTGGTGTTACTCCTTGAAATGATACACTTTGAATTGTAAATGATGTTTGTGTTTCTATTGTCAGAGTATATCCTTCTGATGAGTTAGTTAGGATTTGATTTATAGTTGCAGTAGTATTACTTCCTGCTGCAAAGTCTTTTCTTACAACTTCTTCACTACCTTCTTTAATAACTGCTGTAAAATCAGGATATGGCTGTTGTGTATTTATAGTCCAAGCTCCTGTTACTAGTTGATTAGGATTTAGATTGTAAATTCTTACTGCTTCATTACTTACTGCTATATAATTGTTTACTGTTGTAGGAAATCCTGTTATTAGTTTTTCTCCTACTCCCATATCTTCAAAAGCTCTACCTGCTGTTCTCTGACATAACATGTACAGGTTTTTATAAGCATCAGGACCATTAGTTAAATCTAAAAAGTCATCACTAAAAACTATGTCCTCATATTGTTCTTCTATTGCTTTTACAATTAAATGTAATCTTACAGCATAAGTTAAATCTTCAAAGTAAACACCATGCACATCATTTGTACCTTCTGATCCTTGATTTGTAGGATATAAGTTACCTCCTAATTCATAGTTCTCAGAACCATCTGCATTTTCATATGGTACTGTAATTGTAGAATCATAAAATAATCTAGCTGAATTAGATATTAAAGGCACAATAAGTGCAGCTTCATATTGAACAGTATTTACTGTAAATGTTTTACCTGTTGAACTTATTAATGTATTTTCTACTTCTGCTTCACTATAAATAGTATTAAAATTAGAAAGCCATGTTAGTGAGTTAATCTCATCTTCTCCTAGTACATCTTTTAAGTTTACTGTATTTCCAAAAAATGTAATCCTATAAGATTTAGGTCTACCATTTTCTAGATCTACACCTTCTAGTATTATTTTACCATCTCTATATGGAATTGTATTAAGCTCTAATTTAGCATCTACTTTCTTTCTAGCATCAAATGCATAACCATGTCCTAAATTGAATCTGTAGTAATGTTTGAATATTTTGTTGTTTACATCACTAGCAGGTAATGTAAATGGTTTTGAATAATCTGTAAAAACCTTAGAAATGTCTCTAATGTCTTGGATTGTTTCTGTTAAGTTTACAGATTCATCTTGGTATTGATCTACTTTTTGACCTCCAATATATAGTTGAAATTTACTCATTATCTAACACTATTAATCACATCATATGCAAACTCCATTTCAATAGAGTAGTTTACAAGTCTATCATTTATTCTAGTCTTTTTAGTAAGTGTATTGGTTCTGACATTCATTGGATATGTACTTCCACTTATTACTGCCCATACTTGTTCTGATAACATTAACTGTTTCATTGTTTCATATTGTGCTAAGTCTATATATCCTGTATTTAGTAATATTGTTTCTGATCCTTGTTTGTTGTAAACATATTTTTGATGTCTATTAGTGTCATAAGTGTTTGCTTGAAGGAGCATTGATTCATAGTTTTCTTGTGTTGTACTAAAATTTACTATGTTCTTTTTATTAAAATGAAACTCTTGTAAAGCTCCAAACTTATTCATAAAGACAACTTTGATTATGTTAAATATTGGCTCACATATTCTTTTGATAGTAATTACAATTCCACCTACTGTTACAGTCTGATTATTTAATACTGTATCAGCTACTGTTGTATATGCTACACCATTAGATGATTCATATGGGATGTATGCATCTCCAGTTTCAGGTAAATACATAGTAGTTGCACTTTGTAATAATTGACTTGATACTAATTGTTTATTTGCTCCTTCTTTAAATTCTGAATATGCATCAAATCCATAAATAGTATGATTTTGTGTTTCTGCACTTATTGGTGTATCAGGAGTACCTGCTGCTGTATTAGCTGCTCTTGTTTTTTTATTGTTTGTGTAAAACTCTACTTTTATTGATGCTGTTACAGTTAAACTAGAAGTAGTAGCACTAGAATATGGAAACAAACCATCCCATGTAGGATTTAAGAAGTCTCTTATTAGTTCTGATACTTCAAATGTTGCTCTATTACTTACTGTATCTTTTGATATTACATATTGATCTACAGAGTTAATTGTAATTGTAAGATCTGCTGATCCTGATGGAACACTTGTAGTGTGATCAATAAAGAAGGGAGATCTAAGTCTTGCTAAATAGTTTGCCATTATTCTAATGTAAATTTTAAAAAGTTATCTATATCTAATTCATATTTGTCTATAAACTGTTTTGGTAGTTTTTTGTAAGCTGCCTCAAATGCATCTGTAAAGAAGTAAGTAGGCTCTAAACCTTTTTGAAAGATAGATCTTGCAATTAGAAATGTAAGTGATTGTCTTTTTACAAATCTACCCTGTTGATCTCTGATTCCTTTTAATCCTTTTCTAACTACCCATTTGTCTAATGCTTTTGGAGGAGGCATCTTAGATTTAAAACTATATGTAGGTAATCCTGCTTTTCTTTTACCATACTTTGTTTTCTTTCCATCTACACCTGCATCTACATAAGCTCCATATGGTTCCATTTCAAATGTCATTTCAAAAGAGTTTGGATTTACCTTAGCTTGTCCTTTAACTGATCTTTGCAGCTTACCTGATGCTTTCTTTTTTCTAAGATTAGATTTTGCTGCTCTTACAACATCATCTACAAAGTCCTCCAATACCTTTTGTGTTTCTTTGAAAGTCATTAGCAATAATCTATATCATTAAACATTTCTACTGTAAAAGATGTTGCCCATCCTGCTAGTACATTTTCAAACCTGTCAAAAAATGGCTCACATGTAGCATCACCTACAAGCTGATACCCATCTGTAAATAACTGTCCTTTTCTTAGTTTAGTTACTAATTTATTAGAAACAGCTAATTGAGTGTTTAGAATATCATGAGTGTTTATATTACCAAAAAATAGATCTTGTGTATATTCTTTAGTACTATCTATTTGCTCCATTGTTAGAATAGTAAAGCTAAACTGCATGGTTTTTTCTGCATGTGTAACACTATCAACTATCATATGTGCAAGTGGAAACATAGTCTGCTTTTGTAAATCAATATCTGTTATATCTCCAAATGATAATGTTTTAATATTAGGATTGCTTAATAGCTCATCTTTGATTACTTGTGTTATTAGATAAAAACCTCTTTGTGATTTATTTGTTGCCATACTTTCTTTTTATTCTCTGATTCTCTAATGTTTGTTTTTCATTTACAAATTCTAAATACATCAAGACTTTATGTGCCCCAAGTTTGGAGATATTTTCAAATCTTCTAACATCCCCTTGAGCTGCTTGGTAAAATGATGTATACCAACCCCATTTTCTATTAAACCCTCCTTCAGAGGTGTATGCTCCTTCAGAACTCCCCTCTGTAAATAATCCATCATAGTTTGAGATAACTCTTTGCCTAAATTCAATAAAAAAAAAACTGCACCTAGTGCATAGGCAAGTGGCATCTCTTTCATAGTGTCATCTGCTATAGCAGTATACTCTTTTATATTGTATCTGCCTCTTACATTTATATCAATAGGTCTGTATAGGACTTGCATAGCATGATGCATCTGATCCCAGTCTGCTAGATATGTGTCTAGATCTACAAACTCTCCAAATGATATTTCATCTAGATTAGGTATAAACCCATATTGTACTCCATTTAATGTAAACTGCTTTTGTAGTTTCTGA